GTACGTAAGCTTGTTGGAGCAACTACAGTGCGAATTTTTGCATTGTAACGTTGTTCAGCAACAGTAACCAACTGCTTGTATAAGGCAGGGCTGAAATACTGGTTAGTGAATGTGCCTGAGTAGAACTGAGCACCGTTAGCGTAAATTTGCAACGCATTACTAGCTTGAACAGCTGAGTCAGTTGATTCGTTGTTGTAGAAAGAATCTAAACCGCTTGTTGTACCGCTTGTTGTGTTGAAACTTTGTGTGCCAGCGAATGAAGTCAATGAACCCATACGACGACCAGTTTGACCACTTGGCAAGCCTGAAGCTGTACCTGTTTGGCCAGCATACTTGGTACCAATTTGGTCGTTACGAACTAATTGTAGTTCAACGTCAAACATCAATTCAATCAATTGCTTGACTTCTTGATATGCTTGTGGGTCACCACCAGATTGCATAACTGCACGAGCTGTACCTGAAGCGGCAATAACTGTGCTGAAAATCTGTGTGTAGTTACCTAAGTTGTAACGCTGATTGCTTTCTGCTTGGCTTGTAGCAACTGCGGCGCCTTCAACTTGAGCTTGCACTGCTGGAGCGCGATAAATGTCATCTGTCCATAAAGGTAGTGTTGAGTTAACTTTACGTTTTTTGCTCATACACATGTTTAGAACAGGAGTGTCATCCTTGACACGGTTTGATACGTCTAGGTCTAAGTCTTTGACAACGATGTCGCTACCGTATGCTGTAGTACCGTTACCAATTTGACTTGTTGTAATTTCTGCCATGATTAATTTTCCTTTAAATTATGGTTTATCTACCACCCCTACTGGCACGAATACTCTGTAGTCGTTGCGTTAGTAGGTTGTCCGCGGCTTTCTTATCACCGCTCTTGGCTTGTTCACGAAGTTTGGAGATTTCATCTCCGCCGTTGCCTTGTCTATTTGACGAGCCTTTTCTTTGAGTAAGAGCTGCCATACTGTTTCCAGCGGATTTAGTTGTAGGCTTTGACCTATACTTTAATCCATCTCTTACCAAGCTTAACAATTGCTCATTGCTTGATAAAAGATCAATGTTTGGCACACCTGGAATCAATTCTTCTTTAGCACCTGGCCACAGTTTTTCAAGTTTAGAACGAACTTCATTAAAAATGTAATCGTTCTTTAATTCTTTGTCTTGGAAACCCTTACGAGCTGTATCCAAGGCCTGTACCACCTGCTGATTACGAATCTGCCTAAACTGCTCTACTGCTGGCTGCAACTGCTGAATAGTCTGCTGTTGCTGGCGAATGTATTGCTCGTTCTGTTGCATACTCGCTTGAATCCTGGCTCTCTGAGCTGGATCCTGTGTTCTTGACATTTGCTGTTGAAACGTAGTTTGATAATTTTGAGTTTTCAAAATCTCATCATACGCCTTTTGCAACTGTGGCTGAACAGTGAATTCCATGGCTAGTGTCAAATTTTCTTGTCTGGCACGATGCTCACCTAAATACTCATTAAACTCTGCTCGTTCAATCTTCAATTGACGTGCTTCTTCGTGTATTGCTGATCCTTGACCTAGAATACTTGCGGCCTTTTTAGCATCAATTACAACTTCCTGGCCATTCTTCATAAATTTGAATTTGGCATTTGGGTTCGTTTCTGCGAACTCAATAAAGTCAATTAATTCGTCTGCTGTACTATTATCATTACTATCAGAGCTTACAGTTTCCTGGGCGTCTGCTTCTTGATTGGCATCATTATATTCTGTGTTTTCAGTATCATCAATTTTGGCACCAGCGTTTTCATCGCTGTTGACCACAGGGCTTGAAGGTTCTTCTGCCACGCCTTCTTGACCTGTTGCATCCTGTTCAGTAGGTCTAATCTGGTTACGCAATGTTTCATTTTTCATTGCGGTCATTTTAGCGGCTATTGAATCCAAACTAGGGACTGCGCTTGATTCAGTGCCCGTGCTCTGCGGAGCATTAGGGGTGATCGTTTCTGTCATATCTTTCCTTAAATGTATCAAGGGCCGTGAAGGTTACCTTGTGTCTTTTATTTATATCCGTAATCTCACTGATTACCAGAATCTAAATTCTTTTCTGCTTGTAACAGTCTATTCTTTTTATAAACTGCACTTTTTAAACTGTTGACAAATCCATCAATGCCACGCAGTTGATTGGCATACGCAACTCGTTCTGCATTGGCTTCTACTGAATGCGTATTAATATTAATCAGCGCATCATTTACTTCAAATTTAAAATGATGCACAAACATGGCCAAGTCACGATTTGTCAGTAGTGCTTCTGCTAAACTGCCATAGCTTTTTACTGCATCTCGTTGACTTGGTGTCAAGTTTTTTACATTGCTGGTATCAATGGTCAGACGCCTATTATAGGCATCTACTGCTTCCTCACTTATCATATCTTTCCTTTTCTAATTAACTGTAAACTTTTGGATCGCCTGCGGCCATGCTCATGAAATCTAATTGGCTTTCAGCATCTTGTCCAGCCACTTCCATTTCAATTTGACGTGCTTTGACATCATCTAAATTGGCACTGGCTAGATCTTTTTTGTCTTGTGGACTTGGCTCTTTGGGCTTGCCTGCGGCTTCTTGTGCTTGTTTGACCATTGCAATAACTTCTTCATCGCTTGGCAAATAAACATTACAATCTTTTACACCCAACACATACAAGGTATCAGCAAATGGCTTTTTAATTTTCTTGTAGATATCTGGAGTTAACGCACCAGACTGCATCATGCCTTGCACTGTGGCATATAAATCATGTTGGCACTTTTGAATGATCTGTAGTCGCCCTAGAGCGTTTTCTTCACTTCTCATTCCAATGCTTAATTCTAAATGCAACTGCTTGCGATCACAGAAGTTCATGTCATCCCATGACTTGTAATCTAAGAACACTGGTTCTTTGCTTGGGTGACTGTTGGCTGCCAGTTTCTTGACACCATAGTCATCACCATACTGGATTAAGGTGCGCCATACCAACCATAGGGCTTCTCTTAGGCCTTCAGCGGCATTGCGTACAGTGTTGTCTTGAATGATTTGGTTAGGGCTTAGAGCCATTTGTAACTTGACACCTGAGTTACCTGGTGCCATTACTTCTGGATTAAACACATCCTGTGGAGTTGTCATACCAACCATGGCCATTGTATCTTGTTGAATACGATTCATTGCAACTTCCAAGAACTGCAAGTTGCCTGAAGGAGGAGGCATTTGATAAATGTCTTTTGTTGGGTCAAACTTTGAATCTAAAATAAAGATTGCGGCTTCACCATCCTGCATCATTTCAAAGTCTACACGGTCAGGCTTGACACCAATACGTGGTGTAGCTGTCAATAGACCCAACTGAATTTCAGCTCTAGCGGCTGATGTTTGATATTCCTGCATTGGAATAACTGATTCAGCAATACTCATGCCATAAAAGTTGCCTGGTAAGGGTTTTGGACACATGTTGGCAACAGGAATAAATTCTACTTCTCTTGCTGAAATAATGTATGAACCTGAATAGATAATTTCAACCATTTCTAATTCACCATCATCATCAATGTCATATTTGTCCCAAACAGTAACAACACTGACTTGACGACTGTGTGGATCTGCTGAAGCCGCTGAACTTACTGGAATACCCATGACAGGAACTGAATCACGTGCATGGATGGCCAAGTTGTTTAAGACTGAACCTGCTTGGTAAGCGCCATTCATGTTGTATTCAGCATGACGAGAAAATTCTTCTAGATCAATGCCTGGATATAAGTCCATTGCTTCTTGAATTGTCATTGGATCATAATAACCACAGAATGGCTGATCTTTCATTTCAGGCACAGTTGGATCACAAATCCAATAGTGCTGTGCAATAGGATGAAACTTGATGTTGATGTTATAACCAGTTAACTTATACTTTGCTTTGTAAATTGTATTGCGAGTAACTGATTCACGAATAATACTTTCTTGATCTTCTATATGACCTGCACCCATTTGTTCAACATCTGTTCCAAATGTTTCCATGCCATCTTCTTCGCCTGCTGTTTCAGCAAAACGCTGTGCAATGTTGTCAGTTAGATCTGTTTCTTGTTCACCTAATGATTGTTTGATTTCTGCTAGAACTTTCATCATGTCAACGCTTTCACGTCTACGGCTCTGACGCAAGGCTGTTAGGCCTGATTCTGCGGCCTGTAGTTCAAATGCTCGTAGTTCATCTGCTGTACCTGATGTTTCAACATAACGAGTAATGGGTTCACGCACTGGCTTGATCATCATCATACCATTTTTGTGCATGGCCGCATCCATGACCCAACGTTCTAGTATAAAGTGTGGGTCATTCATTTGGTTAACTACTTTGCTGACCATGTTGGTTGCCTGACGTGCGCCTGCTTCATCATCTTCATCATTGGCAACAAATTCAAAGTTTACTTCACCATTGGGCATAAGGCCTTTGGCAATAACTGCTGTGGCATAATCAACAACAGGTTTTACACTGGGGTGAATATAGTCAATACCATTGACTGGGGCTGTAGAGTCTGTGACTGCAAGACATAGATAGTGATAATCACTGGCACGATTGACAGCATTCTTTGTACCTAGATAGCGCAGGTATGACGCCATCTTGACATCCATTTGATTCTTCATGCGAACAAAGCGGCTATTAATAGGCTTGTTTTGATTAATATCGTCTACAGGTATATTTTTGATATCCAACATAAGTTTAGATTTCCTTTACTAATATATTATTTAGCATTGGTGTTTTGGTCATCTTGCTTGGGTGTTGGCTTGTCACGTGACTGTTCTTTGATATCACGCTTGCCAAATATGGCTTCCCATTTGCTGTCAAAATCATTTTTAGGAACGCTGTAGGGACGTGGTACGCTGCCTTTACCCATTGTATTCTCCTGGTAATATAATTCTAGGTTGTGCTTGTTTCATACGTTCAGCATAGTCTTTGGCAATCACTAGGTCACAGGCATGACAATGCTTGGGAGTGTCAACTGGATCTAGCTCAAGTATAGTATGTGGAACTTCTTGTTCAATCATTAGGGTTTCAAATGCCTGTGCATGTTTTTCACATACAACAACAGGCGTATTGGTTCCTGCTGTAATTAAAAACTTTGTTTCCATATTAATTTCCTGGATTCATGACCTGCTTCCAAGCTGGTCTATTACTGGTATCTTTTACAATATATTTGTCTCGTTGGGCAAGCATTCTCTCTCGTGGACTGCGATTATCCCATGGCTCTGCAAGTCCCTGTACACAAGCCAACAACGCATATCGTGCTGAATCAATACAATCGTCAGGGTCTGAGAAACGACCTTGAGGGTCAACGTGATAATTTTGTGCTTCCTTTAAGAACTGAGTGCAATTTTCATTAATCATCAATGAACCAACTTCCAACATCTGTCTCATTTGATTTATGCCATAGCTCTTGTGGTTTGTTATCCTTCCTTCCTGATCAGGAGGATTCATAATGGCCTTGTAATAAACATTGAGTTCATAACTTTCAAACAGTTCTCTAATACTATTGGCACTCATGGTGTATCTGCCAGGAGTGCTAGCGTCAGCAGGTAGAAAAATAGGACAGCCAAAAACTTCAGGGCGAAGGAGATGATTGATATACTGGCTGGGGACAGCTTCTTCAATCCCTTGCACAATAATTTGTTTATGTAAGAAAGCAATTCGTTCATATGGTTCCCAATACATCAAGCTAATAACAGTTTTGTCATTGACCAAGCCCAAGTCAAGAGCAATGACTCGCTGTATGTTAGACATTTCATGAAAGTTATAATCACCTGTTTTGTAAGTTGGCCAATCACGTATTTGAAACACAGCACCTTTGCCCATAACAGGCTTACCAGCAATACGAGCTTCACGTTCATGTGGCAAGTAGTCTCGTTCCAATTGCTTGCGTGTTTCCATCAACAAGAAAGGTTGATGCCATGGATCATACTCAGGCACATCATCCCAGGCCACTCTGATATATTCATAGCCTTCTTCGTTGTTCCAGAACTTGCTTACAAGTCCATTAAGACCTTTGAGCGGAGTAAACGAGCATAACACTTGACCTTGTGTGGTTGCTGTTCTAGTGACCAATTCACTAAACACATCATCTGGTGGTTGCTCATCAAACACAGCAAGGTCTAATTTAAAACCCTGTAGCTGGCGAACTTCTTGTGTGTAGTTACCAAAAATCAGTGTGCTTTTTTGTCCTGAAGCGTGTTTGATTTCTACTGTGATACAGTTGGCACCATCACCACGAATAGTTTCTGCCACAATGTCTTCTCTGGGTATCATGCCTGTGCCCAGCTTTTCTATATGCTTGACATCTGGTGTTCCCAACAGTTCATTTTGTAGAACCAGGGCCACCTGACTCCAACCTTCGCCTGCAACAAAGACCATGATGGGTTTGTTAAAGCGTTTGGCTGCCTCTGGCCACCAAGAAGGATACTTGCCAGTTAAATGACAAGCAACTTCAAAACAGGTGCTGGTGGTTTTGCCCACACGATTGGCTGCAAGAATACCACGACGCTGGCATTGACCAGTTTTAAAAAAGTCTAGTTGGTAATCAAATGGTCTAAAGTATTTGAGTGAATTAAACTGCATGTCATCAGCAACACTGATAACAAGGTCTTGTAATTGATTTTGTAAATTACTGGGCCAAAGGCGATATGTCTCAGGTGCTACCCCATGCTCATCTAAGACATAACGCAAAGCCCTGTCCATCAAGGCTGCATTTCCTAGCATGGTTATCTCTCAAATTCTATTAAGGTTGAAATCAAATGCTCTAGGTCAACATCATCAAGTGCAAAGTTAAATGTGGTAGTGCCTGTGTCCATATCATGTCTGGTCAGTGTTATAAACAACTGATCTTTATACCACTTGCCTTCAATATCAACTAGTGTAGTATCACTCTTTGTTAAGTTCATTTGGTTCTCCAACTGGATACATTTGACTAATAACAGTCAAATGCCATAGTGCTTCAGCTAGTTCAGCAATTTCACTGGGTGTTGTATCCCATGTGCCTGGTTTAGTTAAATCAGCAGGCTTGGCACCTAGAACGCTTTGTAGACGTTCAGTTACCAAGCGCATCATGTGTTCACATTGACCAGGAAAGCGTGTTTTAAATGCTTCCCTGTGTGCGCCATTGACTTTCTGCATGATTTTCACATCACGAGCAATGCGCTCTTGTTGTGCTTGATTGATCATGCTGTCTCTTATGGTCATTTAAGGTCCCAAGGATTACTAGCAACTGTGTCATTCAAGCTTACAAATTCACGATCAATCCAGGTGTCCCAATGATTGCTTTTGTTAACGCGGAATGTTTGCATCATGGCTCGTAATTTACGACCTTGTGGTGTCATACTACCATCTTCACGAACAATAATTTGTTCACCTGTGCGTGGGTCAACCCATTTGATAACTTCAGGACGTTCACGACCATACTTGTCTAGTTTGACACCATATGGGCGTTGATCAACTGGTCCAGTAATTTCATAACTGATCTGACCTGTTTTGTATTTGCGGAAATACACACTGACTTTCTTGTCCTGCATACGGGCTTCAAAATCAGGATGCGGAATAACATTACTGACAAAGATGTTTTGTAAATCTACCGTGTCTGGTAATGACTTATCCTTTGGGGGAACTGGTTTCAGTTCTTCAACTGGAATAAGTTCAGTACGATCAATGTAAGGATTGTCTCCACCTATAAATTTGGCATCAACTTCAATGCCATTCAGCACATCCATGGCCACTTGGTACTTTAACTTGTTGGCACGGCCTTTCAAGTTAAGCACAATGCCTGTTTGATCGTAAACAAAACGTTCTAGATCTGTTGCTGTGGGAAAGTCTGTCATTAGACCTTCTAGGTCAAAGTCAGCTGATGACTCTGCTTTAGGTACTATGGCTTGTTCAACTGGGGGAGTGTCAACTGATACTTCAGCTGTTGCGGGAGCGGCGTCCCAAGGATTTTCCTGCTCAACAGGAGTTGATTTTTTACTCATTTCTTTTCCTATCATTTCATTGGGAGGTCTTCCTCCCAATGTTACTTAGCTTTAATAATCAAACATGTTTTGTTGTGTAACAGGTGCTTGATAATTTTGTGTTGATCCAGCACCTTTACCACCAGGACTAGAACTTGAACCCATTGGCATCATCATTCCACCTGCACTCTTACCAGTGCCACCACCATAAGATCCATTAAATGGACCACTAGGACCAAATGCATCCATAGAAGTAGGATCAAATACAGCTGGTTGTTGTTGAGTTGGTGCTACCATGCCCAGGTCTAATGGCTGAGATATTTGATTACCTGGTGTGCCATATGTAGTAGTTGGTATTTGACCTATGCCACCGCCTAATAATCCACCAGGACTATAAATCTGTGGAGGTAATGCAGGGCCACCACCAAACTTCACTGCTGGAACTTTACCAGGATTAACAGGCATCATTCCACGAGTTTGTTGTTTTTGTAAACGGTTGTCAATTCGTGCTTGACGTGGGTTGCCAATTGCGCCTGGACTTGTGGCTGCGACTGCTTGACCCACTGCAGGCATTAGATTTGATGATGCACCCATGATTGATTACTTCTTATACTTGGCAGGCAAACGGCTGCCATCAGCAGTGGAGTTCTTTTTAGGACCTGTGTTGGTATTCATACTAACACCTTCTAAAGCAGGATTAGTTTTACCTGCTTGACCACGGCCACGCATTTCTAGTGCGTCAGTGACCATCTTGGCCAACACAGCTTTCTCACCTGAACTGGCAGTTTTTTCTGCCACATAGGTATCACGCTTTTTCATGCTACCTGCGTTGCCTGTTGTAGGACCACGCTTTTGGTTAATGTCTTTGTTACCCTGTGGGTTACTTGATTTATGATTCATAATGTTTCCTTTTATGCTTGTGTAATAACCACTGTATCAGTAGTGGTGTATTGACCAGCATTGGGTGTGTATGTTGTAAAGTTAGTGCTGATTACACTGGTTGTCAAAGCCGCATCTCTATACAACTCAAAAGTGGTTGGTGTTAAAATGTTAACATAAAACAAGTTAGTGTTGTTTGCACCAGCAGTCATCAATTGGTGCATGCCTGTTACGCCTGTTGGAGTTGTAGTAGCACCACTGACATTACCAGTCACTATGTTGCTGGTGTTAAAAGCAGCCACTGATGTTGCTGTGTAAGTGATAGAAGTTGCAAACACATCTGTAACAACACCTGTAGCACCGCTTACTGGTTGACTAATTGTTTCACCTATTGCAAATGTTCCACTAGAAGTTGTAAATGTCAATCTGTTACCTGGATTGGTGAATTGAATAGGATCGCCAGTGACCAAGAATGGAGGCTTTGTGCTGGCTGCTGGTTCTGTAATGTTTGTTACTGTGCCTGCTGTGGGAATAGTTCCACCAATTTTATTGATTGTGATGCTTTGATTACCTGTGACAGCTTTGACACTGACTTCACCACCTGCGGCAAATGTACCTGTGCCTGCTGTGGCAGTGATAACATCACCACTTTGTAAGCCTACTGTTGAACTCATCAATGTAATTGTAGCAGTCCAAGGAGCACTGGTTGTGCCTGAACCTGTTACTGTGCCAATGGTGCCTGTTGTGCTGGCTACTCTGGCAACTACAGGAACTGACATCACTGCTGTACTGGCCTTGCTGACACTTACAATTCCATTTGGGAATAAGTTTGGAATTAAATCTGTTCTTAATGTTGTCATTTTTGTTTTTCCTTTAGAATCCGTTGCCTGCTAGCATCACTGGTGTGATATACACAGGACTTGAAGCGGCTGCTACGCAAGCAACATAAATTGTTGCTGGGTATGAACTTGGTGAAGTTACTTGAACAATAACTTCAGCATAGGCTGGAATTGGTGTGCTACCAGGTGTGCCAGCACTTGGAATCACTGCTGTCTGGCTTGTAGTGCCTGTAGAGAAATAAACATTCTGATCAGCACTACCATTGGTAATTTTTAAGTAGCGTGGACCGCGTTGGCCAGCAAAACTAAAACCTGCTTCTGTGGGCGTAATATCAATTTGACTGCTAGTTGATGTAGCAGTAACTTTGTGTGTTAGGCCTGTAACTTGATATGCGTTGATCATCGTTGATTTCCTTTAGTTGGGCCACGGCCTACATTCATTTTGTCAGCGTTGCCATCATAATTTTGTCCTGCACTGGGCATCCATGCTCTTGTGCCTGGGAAGCGTCCACCACCACTGGTGCGAACTTGTGGATTGTCTGAACCCTTGAACATGTCTTTGCCAGGAGTTAGTTTTGGAACCACTGCGGCATCTGGATATGTGCGATCATCATCGCTTTTGTTACCAACTGTGGGACCACGGCCTTTGTTGATTAGTGCATCTGGATTACCTGATTGGTTCATGTTGCCACAGTACTTCATTGGACCACGGCTGTAACCTTCACTGCTGGTGCCAGTGGCTGCGTTATAACCAGCG